AGCCGACGGGGTAAGCTCGTGCAATCCGCGGAATTGCAATATATGGGGCTCTATACACGCACAGCGGAACTCCGCAAGACGCTTGGCATCGGCTTCCGAGAATACCTCGACAAACACGTCCCCGAAGAGGTCAAACAACGCGAGGCACAGAAAGTGCTGGCAGCGGGCGTGTCGCTGTTCGACCCGGTGCTTGCCGAGATACTGTGCAAATGGTTTACGCCGTATAAAGGGGCGGCAATCTTTGACTGCTTCGCTGGTGATACGCAGAAAGGGCTGGTATTCGGAACATGCGGTTACACGTTTAAGGGCGTGGAGTTGCGGCAGGAGCAAGTGGACATCAACAATGAGGTCATTGCCAACCGAGACTTGCCTGTCTCGTATGTGTGCGATGACGGACAGAATGTTGCCAAATACTTTGCGCCTGACAGTCAAGACCTCCTTTTCAGTTGCCCACCGTATTTCGACCTCGAAAAATATTCCGACCTGCCCAATGACGCAAGCAATCAAGGGACGTATGAAGAGTTTATCGGTATCATTGAGACGGCGTTCAAGGCCGCCTATTCGTGTCTGAAACCCAACCGTTTCGCCGTTATCATCTTGGGTGATATACGCAGCAAAGCCAACGGTGCGTATTATGACTTCGGCGGCGATGTAAAGCGCATATTCCGCGAATGTGGGGCATATCTGTATAACGAGCTTATACTTATCGAAACGCCCGCTTCCGCGGCGTTAAGAGCCAAGAAATGCATGGAAAGCCGCAAGGTCGTCAAGACGCACCAAAACGTGCTGGTTTTCTTTAAGGGCGACCCCAACACGATAAGACAGGAGTTCCCTGCCATCGAGCTTGACAAGAACGAAAAGAAAGCCCTGCAAGAAATCATAGAAAACTATTCTCCAAAAGAGGACGCAGACGATGCAACAACTGAATAACATACCGTCTGAGGAGCGTTCAACCGCCTTTTGTGATACGATCATCGCAAGATGGGAAAAGTTTACAGGTGGAAGCGCAAAGAAGATCGAGAGAACAAAAGTTCTGTAACGAAAATGGCATATAACACTAAAAAACTCTTCAATCAGGCCCTGCATGTCATTCGAGAAAGAAACCTTTTCTTTCTCGAAGATGTGATTGCGTACCTACCCTGCGGGCGGAGTGCTTTTTATGCGAAATTCCCCGCAAATTCAAATGAAATGGACACTATTAAAAAAGAACTCGAAACGAACAAGGTGGAGACCAAGTCGGCCATCCGTCACAGGCTCTATGATATGGATAACCCCACGGCACAGATAGCCCTTTACAGAATGATAGCCACTCCTGAGGAACGGGATGCGTTGTCGATGACGCGCACGGATATTACGAGCGGCGGCAAGGAGCTGACCCGAGAGCCAATCACGGTAGAGGTGATAGACAGCCGCGCTGCCGTGGCCGCAGAGGGAGGAGCGGAGGAGGAAGCGGTACTGCGGGAAACAGGTAGAAGATAAAGAGCGATGCCGTCAATTCAGACAACATCAGTATTCACGCGCCTCGATGAGGCTGTAAGCAGGGGGTACACCACCGTTAGCGAGCAGGGGTCTGCCCGCAGCGGCAAGACCTACAACACAGTAATTTGGATTGTCGTGCGTTGCTGCCTTGCATTCAAGGGGTCTTTGACCTCAGTTGTGAGGGCAACGCTCCCCGCACTGAAAGGGTCTGTGTTTCGAGACTTTGAGGACATCCTTACGCGGATTGGGATATGGGAGCCTAAACGCTTCAACAAGAGCGAGCTGATATATCACTTCGAGAACGGGAGCGAGTTGGAGTTCTTCTCTTGCGACAACGAGAAGAAGTTGCGCGGACGCAAGCGAGACTTCCTCTTCGTTAACGAAGCTAACGAGTTGCGTTTCATTGAATGGCAACAGCTTCAGATGAGAACGACCCGTTTGTCTGTTATCGATTACAACCCCTCATTCACTGACGAGCATTGGATATGCGCACTGAATAAAGACCCGCGCACTTTTCACTTCGTGACAACATACAGAGAGAACCCGTTCCTTGAACAAAGGGTGATCGACGAAATAGAGAGTCTCCGCGACAAGAATGGAAGCCTGTGGCGCATTTACGGGGAGGGGATGCAGGCGCAGATAGAGGGCTTGGTGTTCCCCCGCTTCGAGACGGTGGATGAGATACCGCCCTCCGCCCGCAAGCGGTGGTACGGGGTGGATTACGGCTACGAGCACGACCCTACGGCCATTGTGGAGGTTGCCGTGTACGGGAAGAGCATCTATATCGATGAGAAGTGTTACAGAACGCACATGCTGACGGGAGAGATTATAAACGCTTTCAAGGCTCTCCGCCCCCGCAAGATAGTCTCCGAGAGTGCCGACCCCCGTCTTATACAGGAGATATTCCGTGCGGGGCTTGATATCCACCCCGTGGTGAAGTTCAAGGACAGCATCACAGCGGGTATTGCGAAGATGCAGGAGTACGACATCTTCGTAACCAACAACTCCTACAATATCCGCAAGGAGTTATCTAATTACACTTACGCGCAGGACAAGGACGGGCATTGGCTCAACACCCCGATAGATGCCTATAATCACGCGATAGACGCTGTGCGCTATGTGATAATGAACGAGGTGATGGGCGGAGTGCCACGGCCTGTGAACCTCAAACGGGTAGCGACCCTCGCTTATTGACATTGATAAATCAACAAGAAGATAATAATAATGATGACATTACAGGAAATTCTCGACTTCAAGAGCAAGTCCCCCGAAGAGGTTATATCCGTCCTCCGCAAGAAAGACATTGTTATTCCCGGGTGGGAGACCCTCCGCAGGGAGTACGACCCGAACTTGCACCCCGTGATGGACAGACGGCTGTACCCCGACATTGTTAATGAAGAGACACACGAGGTGGACTTCGTGTCCCGCATCCCTTACGACCTCCAACGGTTGGCGGTGGCAAGGATGACAGAGCTGTGCTTCGGCATACCCGTTAAGAGGGTCTATCACGCTGACACCGACAGACAGCAGCAAGTGGCAACATTCATTGAGAATATCTTCCGGCGCACCCGCACGGACTCTCACAACATCACGCGCGGGAGGTGTCTCTTTGCGGGATGTGAAGTGATGACGCTGTGGTATGCCGTGGATGAAAGGAACACCCTCTACGGGTTCGACAGCCCCGTCAAGCTGCGATGCCGTGAGTTCTCGCCGATGTTCGGAGATGAGCTGTACCCCCTCTTTGACGAGAGCGGGGACTTGGTGGCATTGTCGGTAGGCTATACCCGCGTGCAAGACGGCAGGACGGTCTCATATTTCGATGCCTACACCTCCGAACGCCATATCAAGTTTGCAAACACGGACGGATGGGAGGTGTTGCAGGATGAGAATATCGGGCTGGGGAAAATCCCCGCCATCTATATGTTTCGCCCCACTCCAATTTGGGAGAACACCTCCCCGCTCGTCTATGAGATAGAGTGGGCGATGAGCCGTAACGGTAACTACCTCCGCAAGAACTCGAAGCCCATCTTTGCCGTCTTTGCGGATGAGGAGATACAGTATGACACCGCCCCGAGCGAGCAGAAGAGCTTCCGCGACATTCTCCAATACCCGAAAGGTTCTACGGCCAACTACATCACGTGGGCGCAAGCTGTCGACAATCTCAAATTCTACACAAACGAGCTCCGACAAATGTTTTTCACGCAGCTGCAACTCCCCGATTGGAGCTACGAGAAGATGAGCCAGCAGGCACTCTCGGGAGAGAGCCGCAAGCAGCTCTTCATCGATGCGCAGTTGAAAGTAAAGGACGAGAGCGGGCGGCTCATAGAGTTTTTAGACAGAGAGGTGAATGTGGTAAAGGCTTTCGCCGCGTTAATGCTCGGGGAGGGCTATCGCAAGGATATAGATGCTCTGCAAGTGGACAGCGTGATAACCCCGTTCACGATAAACGACGAAAAGGAGACTATCGAGAATATCTCCCTCGCAGCGGGCGGGAAGCCCCTCATCTCGCAGCGAGAGGGGGTACAGCGGCTCGGGTGGTCATCCGATGCGGATAAGACAATGCAGGAGCTTGCCGAGGAACAGGCGCAAGACGCAATGAACCCCGCTTTGTAGGCATAACGAATGGCAAAGATGGCGGGAACCGGCACAAAGACAAGGGGCTATGATGCGCAGCACGGGAGGAATATCAACGCCACCGCCAAGCGCATTGAGGCCATCTACGATGCGGCGGCAAAGAGGGCGGCCGCAATAGGCGTGTCTCTTCCCGCGTTCAATCCCGACAAGCCGTTTGAGTTCGCGCATTACCCCGCTGTGGCGGGCAGGGGAGAAGCCTTGGTGGAGGGGTTGCGGCAAGCCGTCGAGGAAGAAATCATCTCCTCCGCCCGCAAGGAATGGGGGCTTGCGAATGAAAAGGACAACGCCCTTGCCGCAGGCTTCCTTTCGGGGCTTGACCTTTCCGAGGAGTTGCAACGCTCCTACTACTCTACTAACGACAAAGCCCTCGAAGCATTCTTGTCGCGCAAGAGTGGAGGGATGAGTCTCTCGGACAAAGTGTGGAAGTACTCCGAGCAGTTCAAGACGGAGATAGAAGACGGTATCGACATCGGGTTGCGCGACGGACTTTCCGCAGGGCAAATGGCTACCCGTCTCAAATCCTATCTCCGCGACCCTGACAAGCTCTTCCGCAGGGTACGGAACGCCCACGGGGCGTTACGTCTCTCACGCAGAGCGGCGGCCTATCATCCGGGGCGCGGGGTCTATCGTTCCTCCTACCGGAACGCCCGCCGTCTTGCCGCCACGGAGACCAACCTTGCCTATCGCACGGCAGACCACTTGCGTTGGCAGCAGATGGACTTCGTGGTCGGCATCAAGGTGCAACTCTCCAACAATCACAACTGCAAGGGAGTCCCCGCAGGGAGGTTCTACGACATCTGCGATGAGTTGCAGGGGCGTTACCCCAAGGACTTCAAGTTCACGGGCTGGCACCCCTTGTGCCGCTGCTACGCCACACCCGTTCTGATGAGCAACGAGGAGTTCGCAGAGAGTCTCCTCTCGGAGAGGAGCGGGGGAAAGGCTCCCCGCAGCGCGAACGAAGTGACCGCCCTCCCCGACAACTTCAAGGAGTGGGTGGAGAGGAATATTCATCGAATAGACAGGGCGAAAAACGCTCCGTATTTTATTCGGGATAATTATAAAGGGCGGATAAAAGAGTATGCGCATTATAAATCGAACGAGGATTATACAAATGTCGCTTTCAATTACAATAATGGAGGATTAAGAGCGACTCACAAAAATCATAGTTTCGACCCTAAAAAGGGATGGTATGAAACAGCCGTACAGGAAGTGGGGTACAATGCAGGAAACAGCGTCATTCTTGGAGAGGAAGCGCATAATATACTCAACCGCAAAAGCACAGACGGGCTTTGGAACGGCAAGAAGTTCGAGATAGCTACTGCCGAGACGGCAACGCCCAATAATATTCGCAACGCCTTAAAGCATTGTGCGAGTAAGCCAAATTGTGAAGTTGCGGGAATCTTCTTCCCGAACAACTATTCTCTTTCACTATTTGAAGACGGGTTGGGAAAGTATATTGGACTTAAAGAGACGCATCAGTATAAAAAGTTTGGGAAAATTATCTGTATCTCAAAACAAGGAATACAAAAAGAAATAAGCCCAACGGAATAAACCGTTAGGCTCGGAATGGGGGGCGTGTCCCTTTCGGGATTAAACGCACCCCCACGCGACAAATATAGAAATTTTTTCAGTATCACAAAGTTAATAATTTCTGCAATTTTTCACGAAGTTCACCGATGGTGCAGCTCGGAGTGCAGATGCCGTATTTTTCGTTGAGACAGGCAAGCTCGTTTGCCGTGAGCTTGCAATACTCCCCGCCAACGGTGAAGAACTGCGGGTATTGCGCGAGCCTGTAATAGAGATTGATGATGGTTTTAATTGCTTCCATTTTTCTTGAATGTTAATCCTCTTCTTCGTAATCTTCTTCCGAGTTGTCCACATCTTA